AGTATGTTGCGATCATCAACTCTGGACTGTCTGATGAGATCAACGGAACCTGGAAGGTTACTAAGATTGATGGTGATAATCCTAAGGTATTTGAGTATGAAGTATACAATAATACCGCAGCATCCCTCGGACTTATCTCTGGACAGACCTATTTCTCTGGTGAAGTCGGCGGAGTCAGCACAAACGCGGTAGTTCTTGCGGAAATTGACTCTGTTGAGTCCGCATCTCCTTACGTTTTCAACTGCTCGATCCGCTCTACTTGGGGTCAGTGCGGTATGTGGGCGGATGGATCCAAGGCAACTGGATTCAAATCCATGGTTGTGGCGCAGTACACGGGTGTTTCGTTGCAGAAAGACGATCGTGCGTTCATCCGTTACGACAGACTCACCAATACCTGGAACCAAGCATCACTCACTGATGCATTCGCTACGATCCCTTATCACACCAAGGGTGATGCATACTGGAAGGATGACTGGAGAAACTTCCACATCCGTGCTTCTGATGACTCCTTCATCCAGTGCGTCTCGGTCTTCGCTGTTGGTTTCTTCGATCACTTCCTGATGGAAAGTGGTGGTGACATGTCCATCACCAACTCGAACTCCAACTTTGGTAATACATCTCTACACTCTGTTGGTTTCAAAGGATTCTCCTTTAACCAGGATAAGGGTGGATACGTTACTGACATTATCCCACCTGGAACAATCAATCCAAGCATCACTACTATCAATCAGTGGTATACATTTAATGTTCCTGCATCCAAGGACAGATCTAATCATACTAGACTATATCTTGCTGGTGATGGCATTGAGAATCCTGATGATCGTCCAGCATCTTCCATTAATGGATACAGACTTGGCGCTAAGTCTGGCGAAGAGATAGCAGTTGATCTTGCTCGTTATCCATCTGAACCAGCTGGTCCAATTGAATTCAAGTCGAAACTAGAACCATCTGGATTCAAGGCATGGACAGTAGGCATCGAGACTCTAACTCCTAGCAGTGCATCGGTTGACAACTATGCACAAGATGCTGCTAACAGAATTGAAGATAACAAGGCACTGATTCAGAACGAAGGTTATCAGTACATCATTGCTAAGTATCCTGAACTTCTAACTAACACTAACATTGTTATTGGTAAGTGTGAAAGAGACATCGGATACTTCGTTGATGCTGTTGTTAATGACTTGAGACTTGGTGGTAACATCAACTCTATTCAAGCAGCAGAAGGTTATTACATTCAAGGACAACTCTCTTACATTCCTAATGAGTTGAATGAAACTCTGGATACATTTGATTATGTCAAGAACCTGATGATCGCAGCAATGCGTAACTGGGATTATCTGATTAGAGATTGTTCAATTACTCCTGGATCTGCTATTGTCAATGTCGGTGACACCTCGGGTCTCGTCATTGGTATGAGAGTAGAAGAATATGCTCCTTCTGACTTTACAAATGGCAGACTAAATGCTGGTGCAACTGCAATCACAACCAACATTCCTGTCAATACATTCATTAAGAGAATCATCAGTGATACTCAAATTGAAATGGGTATTCCTGGTGCTAAACTGACTACAGGTGCAACCAGACCTGCTATCGGTACAGGAACGACTTCTGCATATCTGCACTTTGACCTAGAAAATGGTGCATGGAGCAGCATTACTCCAACCAGTGATGACACTATCACTCAAGATAATAGAGTTGATGGTAACGGCGATCCACTACCTGAGTGCTCTAACATTGCAACTACTATTGAAGGATACTTCGAGCAAATCTTCCTGGTACTTAACTCTGGTTATAGTGTACTGGGTGGCACTGAAGTTGATGCTTCCAATGCAATCACTGACAATGCACGTTTCATCGCTGCAGAAGCAGTTTACAGAATCGCTAATGATCCTGCATACGCTGGAACAAGTCTTGGTCAAGGTCTACTAGCATCGACTGGTGAGACTATTCAAGATGCTTGTGTAGATGACGTTGAGAATGTACTCAAAGAAATTGCTTACAACGTTAGATATGGTGGTAACAATAGAGTATATGAAGCTGCCGAACACTATATCTCCAGTGCATCTGTTGCTGGTGAAGAAGCAGAATCTGCTGCAACATTCAATATGGCAAGAGACCTGGCAATTCAAGCAATGCGCCAGGAAACAATCACAGTTCAAGGTACACATGGTCTGACCCAGGTTATTGATACTCAAGTTATTCCTGAGTATGATGCAAATGGAAACCTTGTAACACCTCCTTGCGTTGACGTTGCTAACACCATTACGACACTAACAGCATTGATCACTGCTGGTATCCAGAATCAACCACTGGGTCCCATCACGATGCCTACGTTTGCTTCTGTAACCCGTGTTGAACCCAATAGCAACCTGGAAGGTCTATCTGCAAGAGCAACCCTCTTCACGCTTGCTACAGGCAGCTTTGCTGGCAACCCCAATCCACATGACCTGGAGACAGGAACTGCTGTCAGACTGGTTCCTCGCGCTCGCGCTGGTACTGATCCCGATAAGCGTGTTATCAGACTACCTGATGGATTCAAGACAAATACCAAGTATTATGTCATTGCTCCTGGTAGAAATCTCTATCCAGAAAACTTTGCTCAGTCTGCTGCTGCTATCACAGTTACAGAGGCAGCAGGAACTAACTTTGCAACTGCAAATGCTACAAGAGCAACTGCAGCAGGACTCTATCGTTCTCTAGTTGCACAACCTAAAGTTGACACCGATGGAACTGCACTAGCATCTGGTACTGGACTACGCTTTAACATTAGAGTTAATGCTGATGGTTCTCTAACCCTTGGAGATACTGCAGCAAATCTAGATGCAATTGCTAATGGTGGTTCTAGATATCAAAATGGTGACATTGTTGTTATCACCGATGGTCAACTAGGTGGTACAGGTGCTCCTGATATCGAGATTGAAATCACTGCAACATCTCAAGCAGAATATCCTGGTGTATTTGATGGCACTGAAGTTAACAAGTTGATGCTTGCTACTTCTCCTGAGAATGCAGCAGCGGGTATTTACATGTATTCGCCAGAAACCGATTCGGTTGATCCTGACGTTGAGATCTCTATCGAACAATACGTACTAGATGGTAAGTATGACCTACACAAGTACAAGTCGAACGTCGTTGGTGCTTCTGAGATTGAAACATCAGTTGCTCATATCTTCGACGTTCCTTCTGCTAACACAACTCCACAGAAAGTATTTGTTAGACTCGCAACTGACATCGCTGGTTCTACTCTACCACAGCTGAGTGGATCTGCTTCTGCTATCTCTACACAGACCGAATACTTTGTACGTTACGTCTCTAATAAGCGTGTCACACTCCATACCTCTGCTGCTGATGCAGAGTCTGGTGATAGAGCACTGACATTTGTTTCTGGAACTGGTGTTAACTTCTACTTGTATGCTAACAAGCGTGAGTCTCCACTACGCTTTGACGCTGAGTATTCTGCAACTGGTAACAATAGTGGTCTTTGGTATCTCAATGTTAAGGATGAGTCCAATACTGGTGGTGCTGCATATAATCGTTACAGCATCCTATCCAGATTCCATGGTGGTGTTGAACTAGCAAATGACTTCCAGACTAAGACCGATCCTACACTAGATAGTCGCTATCTGCGTGTTGAGGACGAAAGAGAGAAGGAAGATAGAGTTTACAGACTGCGCTATGTTGTTCCAAATTATCTGGAAACAGTTCGTGATCCTCTCAATGGTTTCGTCATCAAGACTAGAACTGATGACAAGCGTCGTCTAGTTCCACAGAGAGTTCTACTCAAACCAATTCCTGGCAACCCCAATCAAGTTGCATCGTTCTACAACCCTGCAAATGCTGGTGAACAAATTGGTTTGAACAAGTCTGAACTGATTGCTGATCAGATCAGAACAATTGACCCATCTGTTGTTGATCTGCTACCTGAACAGCAAAACCTGTATGATCCATACCTAGCACCAAAAGTAATCGAGTTTGACTCTAAGATTGCTGCAACTATTCAGTCTGCTAGAAAGTTCACTCCTGCTGGCACAACTGATACATTCCTGGAAGTAACTCTGTTTGACCACACGATTGTCAACCAGTCTGTTAAGAACGAGATCTTTACAGTTGTACGTTGTAACTTCCTACAAGGTGGATTCTTCACTGCTAACGCTACACAAAGCAACGATAGCAATAAGATCACCTGGGAGACAGTTGGTGGTGGTAACATCCAAGGTGAAGCATATCTACAAGCATATATCAATGATCTGGAAACTGCTCAAGCAGTTCTAGTTCTGAAGGGTGTAGTTGGAGAACTGGCATTCGATCCATTCAAGCAAGTCTTGTTTAAGCAGGGCGATGTTCAGATTGAATTGATTGAAGTTCCTAACTCCTTCGGTGATCAACTTGAGTACCTTGACAAGTCTAAGCGTGACAACTATCTCTACAGAGTAGAAGGTTCTAACGTTTATACGATTGCTCCTGGTGACGTTATCACTGACGACACTGGACTCAACTCTTACTATGTTGCTACAATTGAAGACCAAGGCAACTTCGATGATTGCTTCTACATCTTCGACATTGATACACTACAAGAGCGTATTCCTAACCAGCAAGATGGTATCTACTATCTGACTTGCCTACGTGGTAACATCTCTCCATTCCCAACTGGATCTGGTGTTGGTGAGAACTTCAGAAACTTCAAGTTCTCTCAACCTATCTCCCAACTCTATCCTATCAACTATAAGAATGACCCATTGTGGTTCCAAGTTGATGGCACAACGGGTGTAAGAGATACCTCTATTCTTGACGTTCCTGCTACATCTTCTGCAGCAGACAACTATGTCCATGGTCTCGTAACAGTTAACGATGCTAAGGGTAGTGAGACCAGAGAAATGGTCAGTGACATGATCAGAAATGGTTACCTGAATCGTTACACATACACTGGTGATAATGTCATCCAAGCACAAGAAGGTAACGCAACCTCTGGTTCTGAAGATAGACTGATTCCTATCTCTGGTGACTCTCAGTTCCCAACAGAGCGCAAGCTCTACGTTGAACTTAGAAGACCATCTATCGCAAGATCTGGTAACCACACGTTTGAATACCTTGGATTCGGTCCTGGTAACTACTCCACTGGTTTCCCATTGCGCCAGGAAGTCGTCCTAACAGACAAACAGGACTTCTATGCTCAAGCGAAGCGTGAGGACGGCGGTATCGTCTTCTACACGGGTCTGAACTCCAATGGTGACCTATACATTGGTAACAAGAAAGTCAACGCTATTACTGGTGAGGAGACATTCCTAGAAAGTGCAGAACTTCTAGATTCTGAGGATGATGATGAGGATATCGGAACCCTCGTTACAACGTTCGATTCTCCTGTAACGTTCAACAGCACAATTACAGTTGCTGGTAAGTCTTCTTTGAACGGACCAGTAGAAATCAACGTTGAAGCAAGCGAAGGTGATGCTCTAACAGTATTCTCTAACGTTGCTGCTAGTGAAGATCCAACACTATTCAGTGGTTCCTGGAGAGATCAGGCAGAAGGTCATATTAAGATTTCTGGTAACAAGATTAAGTCGGCGGTATTCATCTTGAATGCACGTCCAAAACCTCTTGCTCAGTATGGTCAGTCTTATTCCTTCAGAACACATATTGCTGGTGGCGAACCCTCTAACATCGTTCCATGGAATGATGCAAATACAGTCTTCTATCCAGCACAGAATATCGACTTTGGATCTGGAAATGCTCCAGAAGGTGGCGATATCGTCTTTAAGGGTTCTTCTGTAGGTAACTCGGGATCACTTGGATGGATTCTTGCTAACAGCTTTACTTCTATCGAAAATAGAATCTTTAGAATTACTGCTGATGGTACAACCACACTCACATTTGAGTATGCTGCTACATTCAACAACGGCAACTCTAATGTACTTGATGACTCTCAGATCAGAATTACTAACTTCAGTAATGCTGCTCTAATTGGTACTTGGGAAGTTATTGATTCTACAAGAACAGACGCTGGCGTAACATTCCAGATTGCTATTGACGATACAGTTACTTCTGGAACAATTTACACAGATGCTGACTGGTCTGGTGGTGATATCCTTGTTTCTTCTAAGCAATGGAAAGAGACTGGTGTCATCGGTGCTGAGACTCTCAGAACATATACTGAAGAGCGTGGAGATTACAAACTTGGTATTAACACCATTGCAAGAGCAGGACATAATGCAGTTCTTACTGCTAATGTCGATGAGTTCACTGAACCAAGAGCAACGCTTGACGTTGTTGGTACAGCATTCGTCTCTGGTAAGACTCTAACCTCTATCGATTCTGGTACAGGTAGTGTACTTAACCGCTGGGTAGATAATAATCTCAATAGCGATCAGCGCGAAGCTCTAACAGGAGCAGACCTAGCAAACCAAGGATTCATTCCTCAGGATAATGCATTCCTGGTCGGTGGTGATAGCAATGACCTAGACGAGCGTGCAACTCTCCGTGTTGCAACATCGGACGAACCTTCGGGAACTCGTGGTACTACCTATCAAACTGGTGGTAGAGTTGGTATTAACACAACTCTGGGACTAACAGCAGAGAGTGATCTAGATCGCAACCTAGTTGTTGATGGTGATGGTAGAATTACTGGTAACTTCCTGATTCAGGATGACATCAGTGTTGATGGCGGTGACATTAACACCACTTCTTCTACATTCAACCTGATTAACCAGAATGCTAACATCGTTAACTTTGCTTCTCAAGCACAGCTATTCGATGCATTTAGTAATACCCTCAATGATCAAACATTGACCATTGGTAGTAATGCTAACTTCCAGACAATTAGAGTTGGTCAGAATGCTTCTAGATCTATCTTTAGTGTTCATCCACTATCGACAAATGCATTCGTTGATATCGCTACAGTACAAGATGACGCCACAAACCAGTCCGAGGTTTATATCGGTGGTGCATGGGCAAACGCAGACTCTAAAGTCACCCTAGGATCTGCTCAGACACTGGTTGCTGGTAACCTTGAAATTGGTAGTAAAGTTGCTTCTGGAACTGGAGAGGCAAGACTCTTCTCTCAAGTTAGAAGAGTACGACTCTTTGATAATGACCAAAATACACAGGTTGAGGCATTTACCAAGTCCAACAACCTTACCTTCTCCTCTCTTGGTGGTACAACAACCATCAGAAACTCCCTGAAGGTTCAAGCATCGGCAACAGTCGATTCTAACATTGTCCTATCTGGTGGTACAACTGCTGGTATTATTGAGATTGTAAGAGGTAGATTCTCTACTCCTATTTCTCTCCACAACCTTGGATCTCTTGACACTCCAAACATTGACTTCTACAAGTATATTTCTACTGGTAGAAAGATCGATACTGAAGGTAACAGACTATGGGGTGGAAGTCAGGATCTATCAGGTGGTGGCAGAATCAGTGACTTTGACAATATACAAGCACCTGATCCTAGCAACCTCCGTGTTTCTGGTAGTTATGCATTCAGATTTGCAACTGGCGGATCTGGACAAGGTGCAGCATTTGATGTTAACGTTGCTTTTGATGGTACAGTTACTATTGAAATCCAAGCAACTGGTACTGGATATGCTGACAACCAGACTCTAACCATTTCTGATGCTCAAGTTGGTGGCGGCGGTGCTCCTGACATTACTCTGGACATTAATGGTGTTACAGATTCCAGTGATGTTTACATCCTGCCAATCACAACACCTTCTGTAAATGACTTTGATATCGGTGATCTGATCCTCTTGGATCGTGGCAATGCTGCATCCCCTGATGAGATTACTCCTCTAGGTGGAAGTGCTGTTACTGGTCTTCGTAACCAAGCACAATCCGAGATCATGCGTATTGTTGGTCTCGATAACGTCAGCAACGCAGCAGATACTCAAGGTTTCAGAATCTCTGTTGTAAGAGCACAGGAAGGCACAGCAGAAGGCACGAACCACCCTGATGGTTGTGTCATCGCTAAACTAGACAAGAATGCTTCGGCATCCTTCCTAACAGGTAAGGACGTTGGTACAGTTAATGGTTCGCCTACCACTCCTGATGGTATCTTGGATCTACCACTAGCTGGTATTGACGGAACCAGTGGTAATGTAAGAATCGGTCTTGCTGAGTTTGGTGGTGTTCTAACTACAAACGATCTTATCAGAATTGACCAGGCAGAGATTTGTGGCATCGCTGATGTTATCAGCACTGATGTTCAATCTTTGATTGTTACTGATGGTGGTGATCCTGCAGTTACTAAGTTCAAGGTAGAATCTACAACTGGTAATACAATTCTTTCTGGTGATCTTGGTACAGGACAAGGATTCACTAAGTTTACAGTCGCTGGTGCAACTGGTAACACTACCATTGCTGGAACCACAACGATTGAGAATACTCTCACACTGAATGGTTCTACTATTCCTGCAACTGAATACTTCACCATCACTAATGGTGGTCCTTCTTTCCAGAATGATGGTGTAACAGTTGATGTCCCACTGAGAACTACCTTCCAAGTTGATACAGCAACTGGTAACCTCACGATGAATGGTGGTAACATCAACATCTTTGCAACTGATGGAACTACACCTCGCCTAACATTCAACAACTCCTCTGGAGACTTCACCACTTATGGTTCGTTCTCTGCACTGGGAACTGGACTATCTCAGTTCGGTGGTCCTGTTACAATGGCAGGAGACCTGACAGTTAATGGTGGTGATCTGGTTATCAACCAGGCAGGAAATGAAATCTTCGCGGTTGATGATGATGGTTCTATCAACATGGGTGGAATCACCAACTACTTCTCTCCATCTGGAGCAACGAAGTGGCAGGTTATTAACACCAGCGTCTTCACTGCTACATCTAACGTCAGTTACTTCGTTGATGTATCTGGTACGTCTCTAATCAGACTACCAACGAACCCTCAAATGGGCGATATGATTCGCATTATAGATATTAGTGGTAACCTGTCGTATAATATCTCGCTTATTATTAGAGCGGCAAGTCTACAGAGAATCCAAGGTTCTCTAAGCAATACAGGAACAACAATTCTTGGTTCTCTCGCAGCTGGCAACCTTGCTCAGCATGACGGCGGTGAACTAGTTGTTCAAACACCAAATGCTGCATTTGGTCTCGTATATGCAGGAACAGTCGATTCTGATGGTGGTGGCGGAGTCAATCCAAACCGCGCAGGTTGGTATCTAATGGACGTATAACGGATGTCTTTCTATCAGGAACTTAAAACTGCCAAAGCAGCTGCTATTGGCACGATCATGCCATTCACGGGGAATATCTCGGATATCCCCGATGGATGGATTCCCTGTGATGGATCCACAGTAGGTGCTTCTGATTTTCCTTTGCTAGCAAGAGCAATTGGTGACACCTATAATCTATCTACTGCAGTCACGCAAGGATTGATTAATCTTTTTACTAACAATGCTAGTACAGAGACAGGTAGAAACCCAGGAACTTATGTTTATTCTCCTCTAGATGGAAATGGTGGTGGTGCTACTTTTGCTATTGTTGTTGCTGACGCTGGCACACAAGCAGGTGGAGCACCTAACGGAGTTGGTGGTCCTGTAACTATTACTAGACTTACTCAAGGTATTAATTATCAGGTTGGTGATAACCTAACTGTTCCTTCGGGACAATCTGGCGGCGGTACAGATATTATTATCACAGTCAGTTCAGTCGAAACTGGATCAGTTTCTACATTTGCTGGAGAGTTTCCAAATTATATTGGCGAAATTGTTTTGCCTAATTTGCTCAATAAACCAATTGTTGACCTAGAGACAAATTATTTTGGCAGTGGTTCTGTTTTGCCAGCGGCAAATATGCCAGCGTTTCATGATCCTGTAACAGTTGCAGAGGTTGTTCCTTATATTGGAGCGAATGCTGATAGTGGTGTTCCTCAGACCTTTAATGATGTTACTACTGATGTGGTCTTTGAATTGAATGAAAGAACCACATTCCCCACAGGTGGTGGAGAAGTTGGATATTATTATAGTGGAACTCTGGCAGGTAATACACTTGTTTCTGGTTCTGGTGAGGGTTCAAAGATTATGTTTTTTGGACCTAGAAAACTAGGCAGAAACCACTTGAAGAGTCACCGCCACTCTGGTAGATTTAATACAGTTAGAAAGGATCCATCTTCACAACCAGGCGAAGGTGTTATCCCATGGTCTACTCTTAGCTTTACATTTGAAGCACAGGTTGAAACAAGTGACGGATCTATCTTCGTTACGGATGATAACTCATTCACTCTATCATGGCAAATGAACCAATATGATAGAGGTAGAAGTGGATTTGGTGGAGGACTTGACGGAAGGATTGTAGCATTCATCCACGCAGAAAACCCACCTGTTAACTGGACTCCAAAAAATGTTGTTTGGTCTCCAATTAAATCCGAACTATCGCAACCACATAACCATAAAAACTTTAATGAAGGCGTTGGTACTTTGAAGGGAATGCTGACTGGTACAGGTGGTATTGCTGGTTTCAATAAGGGTGATGGTTCTGCACAAACAGTTAAGTATGGTATTGCTGGAAATGAACTAAATCTTCCTTCTGGACAAACAAACTGGTATCCAGACCTCATTGAATATATTGGTGGCACTAACAATGCACTATCCAATAAAGATTCGTTTGAAAACCACAACGTTGGTGGAACTCAGACAATGAATAGCAATGCTGGTTGGGATTTCAATAGAACTGCCAATACAACTGCTAGAGTTGATATGATTCAAGCACATACTCATGATGAGGTTGATATTGAGTTTGATCGTTCTGGTCTGAGACCATTAAATAGAATTGAGATTGACGTTAGCGCACCTAATCCAGACACATCTTCTGGATCTTTGATTGGTATTGATCTTGATAATGCTAGAAACGTTGGAGTTTTCCAAATTAATTTTAATACTTCTCAACCACAAATGTCCTGCATCTACTGCATCAGAGCATACTAATGGCAAATACAAATAATTACGCGCAAACAAAAGCAAAATATGGTGGGTACATTGGTTCGATCCAAACACACGCTACACCATATCTAACAGGAGTTAATGATTCTTCTACTACTCCTTTCAAACTTCATGCGCCAGCAGGATTTTTGCTTTGCGATGGTAGTATCAAAAATGCCAGTGATTACATAGCATTATCACAAGTTCTTGGTGTAGGAAGTGAATCAAAATTTAGAAAAGATAATGTAACTCTTAGAGAACCTGATGATGAAACTGGTGACTTGGGTCAATTTCAACTTCCTGATTTAGGATCTAAAGTTATCGTCGCATCTAGATCTGTTGGAGATTATGAAAATGATTTTGTTGGAGATAGTGAACTTTCTAGAGTCGGTCCTTCAGTTGAGGTTCTATGTAATGAAGGAACGCAGTTGACGTGTGATTTCTTGGGTAACTTTGAAGGTAGAAGAAAGCAAGTTGATAATAGTTACGACTTCCAAGCAAATGTAAAGTTTCAATTTCCAGCACTTACATCTTCTGCATTCCTAGACATTGAAAATTTTCAGGGTCATACACATAGAACAGATGCAACTTACATCAACTTTAGTACAAACCACCAAGTAGGTGGTGATGGTAAAGAAAGTGGAGCAGATAGTGGAAACTCTGGTGCATATAACGTTGTAGAAACTACTGAGTTGAATACCAGTGAGAGTAGTTCTCACCAACATAAACTAGGAAAACCAAATACTTATACTCACAACTTTGCGTATTCATTTGATCCATTTCAGATTCCTGCAGATAATGTATCAACAACATTGAACGTTGGTGTAGAAGATATTACAAAATTAGATAACGTAGTAACACCATTTATTGTTGTAACATACATCATCAAAATGTGAGGTGAGATATGGTAGTCGCAAGAACTCAATGCATCTCAGTTATTGACGAATCTCTGGGTAATCAGGCAAGAAATAATTACAATCAGAATCCACCACCTGCACCTTACCCACAGAGTGTAAGTAGCAGTACGGCAGCGATTGCAAACGACTGGACTAGATTTAGAGCAGAATATCCTGAACGTGAGTTTTGGTTGCTACAACCAGGACGACAATTTTCTGACCTATTAAGACCAAACTCATTCATTAATGATTCTCTTACAAGAACTAGAACAGTTGCTAGAGATAATGGATCTACATCTAATAGATCTGATTGGTTTGCTATTTGTGGTCTAGATACACAACCACCAGGATCATATGTATCGCTGTGGTTGGATGTCTCTGGTTCTATGAGACTGAGTACTGTTAGAGCATCGTATGATTATTTCTTTGAGCGATGTGCTGCTAACAATATTAATGTTGTTCTTAATGTTAGTGACCAGGGTGAAAGGTGGGCGGTAGATCAAACTGTTGACTTTCCTCCATCTGTCTCATTTTCTGCTGATCCAGACTTTCTAACTAACTTCAATGTAGTAGAAGGTGTAACTATTCCTTATGGTGGTAGTGCTACTTTATCTTGGATTGTTTTTGGTGATGTTACCACTGCAGTAATTAATGCAGGAGTTGGTACAGTAACAGATCCTTCTGGTACAATTACTGTAAATCCAGCAGCGACAACTCAATATGAAATAACTGTTACTGGACCAGCAGGATCTGAGTCTAGACTGGTTGTGGTTACAGTCTTGCCACCTCCACCACCAACAGTTACATTTAGTGCATCTCCAACGTCATTTATTAATCCTGGATCCAGTACATTGTCTTGGGATGTAAGTGGTATTTCGGTTGACTTTCTGCAAATTGTTGGTAGTGGTGGAGATCAATCTACTTATAATGTCCTCAATAGTCCTGGATTGACAGGATCTATAGTAGTCAGTCCCACTGATAGTACAACATATACGATAACTGCAAAAAATTTCGGTGGTGCTCAGGGATCTGTAACCTCCGAAGCTTTAACAGTTGACGTATATCAACCAGTTGTTGCCAATATAAGTGCAAACCCTAATCCAATTACTGCTGGTCAAAGTACAACTTTAACATGGAGTGTTACTGGTGATGCTTCTACTGCTAGTATTAGTCCAAACATATCAAATAATGGACAGGTATTGCTATCATCAACAGCATCAGTTTCTCCTTCTGTAAGCACAACGTATACACTAACTGCTAGTGGTCTTGGTGGTAATGACACTGCTGAAGTTCTAGTTGCTGTGTGTCAAATACCTCAGATTAGTGCAACTTTTCCATCATCACTTGATTATGGAGACACTCCTAGTGTAACTGTTTCATATAGAAATGCTACTACTGTTGCACAAATAAATGCTGTCTATACTGGTGTTAATGGTGTTGTTACAACTGGCACTATTGAGTTAACACCATCTGCAAGTGATAAGAACAACGTTGAAACTACAACAACTGTTGATTTGAATATTCCTTGGGACAATTTTGGTCCAGAGACTATTGAATATACATTGGCAGCGGCAGGTTGTGGAGGAAATGTTATTACTGAAGGAGTGATTGTTAGTGTAGAGATTGATCAGACTCCTGATGCAATTAATATTCCAGATAGTAGAGGAGTAGTACCTGAAGATCAGGTTGAAGCACCAGATACTGATACAGTATTGAGTGATCCCATTGTTATCGAAGACATAGATATACCAGTGGAGATC